GTTTCACCACCAAGCCAGTACGTTCGGTGCGGGCACCGATTGCCTCGGTCTGATCCGAGGTATCTGGCGCGCCCTCTACGGTACCGAACCCGAAATCGTCCCTCCCTACGCCCCGGACTGGGCCGAGGCGACAGGGCGCGAGACCCTCCTCGAAGCCGCGCAGCGCAATCTCATCGAGATAGCGTCCACCGAAGCGAACCCCGGCGACGTCTTACTTTTTCGCCTCAAGCCAAACGCCCCTGCGCGACATTGCGCAATCCTCTCGCGTAATGGCCAGATGATCCACGCGTGGTCCGGCTATACGGTCGCCGAAGTCCCCTTCGATCCATCATGGCAACGCCGACTCTCCCACGCCTTCCGTTTTCCCGAATAGAGGCCAGACATGGCAACACTCCTCCTTACCGCCGCTGGTTCCGCCATTGGCCGCGCGGCTTTGCCTGCGGGCGTGGGAATTCTTGGCACGACAATCAGTGGTGCCGCCATTGGCAGCGCGCTCGGCGGCGCATTGGGCCAAGCCCTCGATCAACGGCTCTTTGGGTCCGGTGCGCAAGTCCGTGAAGGCCCCCGCCTCGCAACACTCGACATCCAATCCTCCACCGAAGGCGCACCGATCCCTCGCGTCTTTGGACGAATGCGCCTCGCGGGACAAATCATCTGGTCAACCCGTTTCAAAGAAACGCCAACGACACAACGCGGAGGCGGCGGCAAAGGTATCGGCGGCGGTGGCGCATCGGTTGAGACAACGACCTATAGCTACTCGGTTAGCTTCGCCGTGGGGCTCTGCGAAGGCCCCATCGCTGGGGTCGGTCGCATCTGGGCCGATGGCAAACCAATGTCCCTCGAAAACGTGACATGGCGATGGCACAAAGGAACGGAGGACCAATCCCGCGATCCGCTTATTGCCA